CACGTAACTATGCACGTTTTTACGTCCTTTTGAACCGGTTGCCCACAGCAGACCGGGAGGAATTGAAAGCCTCGCTGGTCAGCCAGTACACAGGAGGCCGCACGGAATCGCTCCGGGAAATGACGACGAAAGAGTATGATGCCATGTGCGAAGCTATGCAGCAGATGGATAAAAGCTACAAGGCACGCGAAATCTATCGCGAAGAACTTCGCCGGAAACGCTCCACGGTACTGAAGCTGATGCAAAAGCAGGGTATCGACACAACCGATTGGAACCGGGTGGATGCCTACTGCCTGAATCCTCGAATTGCCGGTAAGAAGTTTATCCGCCTGACAACCGAGGAACTGGAAACAGTGGCTATCAAACTCCGGATCATCCGGAGGAAGGAAAATGGGAAGAATACAGATTATTCACAATTAAATTAACAACATCATGGAAGAGAAGAAACAGACAGTCGAAATGACGGTGGAAGAAAAGCAGGAGTATGAGGCGTTCAAGGCAACGCAAGCCGAAAAGAAGGCGAAGGAACAGGCCAAGCGAGACCGCGAGGCCTACAAGGAACTGGTGGACGAAACCATTGAGAGCGTGATACCTGATTTGCGGCTCATGAGCGAAAGTTTGAAGGCTGTCAAGCAGGGGGTGTTAAACGACTTCCGTCGCGTGATTGACATGAAGTCGGAAGTATTGAAGTTGAAAAAGGACGGCCAGCGTTCGGACACCTTCACAAACTCTGCCGGGGATAAGCGCATCACCGTTGGCGTTTATACGACCGACGGGTATCGTGACACAGTAGAAGATGGTATCGCCATCGTAAAAGAATACATCGAAGGGTTGGCCAGTGACGAAAAGACGAAAGCCCTCGTAAAAATGGTACTCCGTCTGCTGGCCCGTGACGCAAAAGGAACCCTGAAGGCAAGTCGTGTGGTTCAGCTTCGCAAGATTGCCGAAGAGACCGGTTCGGAACGCTTCATGGAGGGCGTTCAGATCATAGAAGAGGCCTACCAGCCTGCCATCAGCAAACAGTTTATCCGTGCCGAGGTGAAGAATGAGAACGGTGCCTGGGTGTGTATTCCTTTAGGTATGACGGAGGCATGAGCAAACAGCAACACGCACTATTGATTCAGCCGCCACTCTTCCCGAAAGAGCATCCCCTTGAACGGGTAGAGTTTGGCGGTATCCCCTGCTCTTATTGCCACGGCAATGGTTGGTTCTGGGGGACGGATGAGTTCAGGGAACGTATCAAACAAGAGTGCCCCGTGTGCAAAGGGCATAAACGTATGAAGGCCGTCGTTACAATCGACTGGCAAGCGGATAAAACCGGTAAATAACAAATAATTCAGAACAGATATGAACAACATCTTAGAACGATTCAGAAGAAAACAGCAAAAGCGTCAACCGGAGGCACAGCAGCCAACCGACGCGAAAGTTTCGGTTCCCAAACGGGAAAAGACAATCCCTCCGCACATCGTGGCTTGCAAAGTCTGCGAAGGCAAGGGAATGAAAGAGGGTGCGATTTGCCCGCAGTGTAAAGGCTCCGGCCGGGTAATCGTATCTTGCGAGGTCACAACGTATGTAGCGGCTTATGTGCCGGAAAATAGCTAACTATATTCCGAAAAAAGTTTCACTACATTTCAATCGAAGTTTCACTACATTTTGGTCGAAATGTAGTGAATAAAAAATACAAAAGTAGTATCATCTCAAAAACAAGGTAAAAATGAAACGAGTACAAGGAACCAAAGGCGTATCGCTCTTCGAGTGCATCAACGCCGATCAGAACAAATGGAACGTTCGCTGGGACGTACAGGACAATCCCGTCGATAAGGACGGGAAAGTGAAAGGTATCAACTATATGGAAGAAACTTTCCTGTTTAAACCCGACCTGACAGATGTGAAGTCGGTCATGTCTATATGGTGTAGCGGTGAGGAAGCCGTGGGTAGTTTCGTGCTGGATGCAAAGAATATCACACTGGAGAGAAGTGGCATACTTCTGTTGCGTAGCCAAGCGGAACAGGCAGTGAAAGAGGGCGCTGCCTCCATGCCCCTCATAACGGATGACGGAGTAGTGGAAGTCGCTCCCGTCGAAGCGTTGTTTGTTGCCGGTAGAATACTGGCCAATTATGGAGATTGCCACAAAAACATCACGGACCAATTGGAAGCCATCAGTCAGGCCGGAACTATCGAAGCTCTGACCGCTATAAACTTCCAAGAAGGCTATCCGATGCCCGTCTCCATGACGCTGGAGGAAGTTCGTGCCGCCATTGTATCCGAGAAGAAAACTCCGGAACAACAGGCCGTCCTTTTCGCCCGTATGACCATCAACAATACCGACCTTACAAATGCCGACGCGCTTACCGTGAAAGAACTGCATCCGGAATGGAATGATTTCATCGGTAAGCCGCTGAAGGCAAAGTTCCGCGTCCAATACGACGGCCATCTCTACCGGGTGCGTCAGGACATAGCAACCGTTCTGAAGCATCAGCCTCCCGGCATTGATACCGCCGCCCTTTACGAAGAAATCAACGAGGACCACGCCGGGACTCAGGACGATCCGATACCGTACAACAATAACATGGAGCTGTTCTCCGGCAAGTATTATTCACAGAACGGTATAACTTACCATTGTACCCGTGACACCGGACAGGCGGTTTATCAGGATTTGTCGGCGTTGGTGGGGATTTATGTGGAAGAAATCGAGTGAATGATCATAAAAGGCGTTTTTTAAGGGAGCAAAACCTATATAATGAAAAAGCGGGGCTGAAAGCTACCGCTTTTTCATTATATAGGTTTGTTTTTTAATATGTTATAGGATATGTAGAATCCTTTTGGATTATCGATAATTGGATATACATTTGCAACGTAAAACAAAAAAATAAAGATTATGATGAAATATTTTAAAGCAGCGGATGTAATTTTTCCGCAAAAGTACGTAGCAAACGTAAATATCCTTTTTGATGGAGGACTCCATTCATTTTCGATAGCCGAATTAGATTGGGAGGGTGAAACCTGTTTTGGTATGCGGTGGAATGTTGCACGTAACGAATGGGATAGAGAAGACAAACAAAACGGAAGTTCTATTTGTTTGGGTGTACCCACATCGCATGGAAAGCCCGTCTGGTTTATATTACCTGCTGTATCAGTTAATTATATAAATCAGATAATTGAAGATGAAAAAAGGCGATTAAAAGAAGAAGATTTGCTGACGGAGTAATTGTCAAAAGGCGGGAAGTGTAAAACTATCCCGTCTTTTGTTTCTTTTGAAAATGACTTTTTTGTACTTTTGCAATTAAAGTAATAGCCAGAGAATATGAAGCCTAAAGGATGTTCCTACGCAAAACGTGTCATCGAGGTGAATGCCATCTATGACGAATACGCCAAATCCGGACTATCGAACCGTGAGATTTGGCGGCGTTATATACATCCTATTTACGGCATTTCGGAAAACACCTTTTATAACTATATCAACGCCGCCGCCAATCCAAAGATACTGGCCCGGAAAGACGATTTGCAACTTTCACTTTTCGGGTGATCAGAGTTTACGCATTCGGGTGTCAATATCAGGCGGTACCGGCCATTTGACTAATTTCTTCACTGCCGAATCATCATACAATAGCGTTTGATAGACTTCCGTATCATCCAATATTTCTTCGTGGTCATGGCAAGGTATGGAGGCCGACCGCTTGAACGCTCCCCAATAGTCGCCGGTGAAACCGTGTAGGCACCGGTTGATTTTATCCAATAAATCCAAATGGAGCTCTTCGCCGTCGTAGCCTTCCGGCATGGCCGCCGTCAAGACATGCAGCCCGATAGTCAGGTCGGCATCCTGCAAGCCTCCCTGCTGATGCCGCCAGGACATCTTCCCGAACTCGACAAAAACGGCGGGAAGGGGAAAGTGTTCTTCCTGTCCGATAAACTCCACCTGCCGGTTCCATAACCCGATATGTTTAATGGCGCAATCGGGCGTTTCTCCCGCTTCTACTATTTGCTTGATACGTTCTTCCGATGCGAATACGATATTGCCACCGTCGGCCAGCAAAAGGCGCGACAGGCGTTTCTTTAGTTCGCGGTATAAAATCTTTCTCATTTGTCTATGATTGGATGTTGTTTTAAATAGTCCTCAAAATTCTGTTCGGTAATCTTGCGGATGATCCGGTCAGTCGTGCGGCCTGTGCCGATAAATCGTCTTTCGGGCATCCGGATAACCGAGCCGACTTTCTTTAGGGCCATAGCGCGGTAGAACTCTTCCTTGTCGGATAGTTGCCGGTTCCGCTTGTTATTGCGCTTCTCGCCGTCTTTTTTATACTGGTACCGGTCTTGTGTCTCTTTCAGTTTATGCCAGAACCAGCCTTTCATCTTCTTGGTAACCCGAATCTCTCCACCCTCGTTATGAATACGGGCGTAGGGTTTGGAAGAGGAATATACCAGTTCATCCCGTCGCTTCCGGCTACGGATGCTGCCGCGTAATCCGCCGGTGCGCTGCATGAGTGAACCGACCCCGTCGTCGAATTTCCTTTCGGGCCACTCTTTTTCGTCGAAGAAGGCTTTGCGTTCAAAGTTCCGGTCGAACTCTTCGTCGAACTCGGTCTTTATATCCTCCAGTGACCTGTCAATGACCTCTTTCTTAAAATCTGTGTCCATAAGATTGGGGTTTAGATTATTAATTGTATATTTGCGGTGTAAACGTATGTATTGTGCGGGCAGACCTGGTCCTGAACCTAAGATGCCGCCAATATGTGCGTTTATTTTATTTTGTCGGTAATCGAGTACAAAAAGCAATCATGCACGATTTTGCCCTTTCCTCTCTCGAAATCCGTCTCCGCCACATTCAAATAAACCGTCTTCCCGTCTATCTCCGCCTTCAGGTAATAGAACCGTTTGATTTTATCCTTCCTTTCATGGCTGAGCGAATCGGACGTTTTCACATAGACCGCTTTTTCCAGCACCTTATCCAGCATGGAAAGATGCTCTTTCTTTAGAACCGACGACCGCCCGAACGTATCACTGTACAGGTGCTCGTTCCCATTCTTCCGGAACCCGACGCTTTTCTTATTCCCGTCCATCTCCAGTGTGACCTTTTTCTTTAGTAGCGGCTGCATTTCCCGAAGGTAATGTTTGCGCTCGATGGCCGCCTGTGATTTGGCGATGTCACCGGCGCACTCTCGGATAATCGGGCACGCCGCACAAAGTTCGTTACTCGGTACCTTTGCCAGTTCCAGCCCGTTCTTTTTACAGGTGGCACACTTTTTTACCGTGTACGAGTTGTAAGCCGGATAAGCCGCCCGTTGTTTGCCGGGGTTGAAGCGGAACATCTCGGCGTATTTGCCCTCAGTCGCCTTGTCGCCGGCTTTCATGGCTTCTTTGCCGTCGGTAGCCGGATATTTGGCGGCACGTACTTTTTGAACAGTGCAACGGCAGTTAAAACCGTTCGGAGGATAATACTTGTCCCAAAACGGATCGGAAGCCGGAAGCGTGATACCTTCCAGTTCCTGATGGGCTTTACGCACCTTTTTATCTCCGGCGGTACGGTATTGTAACAGGTAACGCCCGCCACTGTCATCCTGCTGGTCTTCCCAGCGTGCGGCCATCTGCGCACTTTGGACGGCGAAGGAGTATTCTGTTTTCAGGTAATGCCTGTTATAAGCGTCGTTTATCTTTTGAACGTCATTTGAAAACTGTTCAAACGGCTTTAGACCGCCCTTTTCGTCCAGCAACAGGCCCGCCGCTTCCTTCATTTCGTGAAACGTCTTGAAGCCGGAGAATACCCCGGCACTTTCCCGGAGGCTGGATACCATTGCCTCCGACGGCTGTTCCTCCACAATGCCCCGCTCGATACCTTTCGAGAGGTAGGCGGCTGTTTCTTCGATCAACCGGCGCACCGGCTTCTCGCCAAGCATACCTGCTCCGAAAATGCGTTTGCTGTGCAGCCACTTCATCGCCTTTTCGAATGCGGATTCAATGCCGGAGGTGTCCGGATAATCTTCGGCGGCCAACTGTATGGAATCTGTATTGTACAGCCGGGCGATACGACCATGCAGCCCCGCATAATCGGCGGGGCCTAATCGAAAAAAGGGCGTGCCAAAGCTGCCTGTTCCGGCTGTTTCTTCACCCCGGTAATGGGTATGCCGTATTTGTCGATAAGATATTTGGGATCGACTTCGAACCGGTCAAGGATCATCTTCTCATATTCCAACTGCTGCTCCGGCGTGTAGTCGATGGAGTTATCCCACTCAAAATGCAGTCCCTTTACCGGAAAGCCATGCTTCACCATGCGCGGAAGCAGTTGGTCGTTCACGATGTCCTTCACCAAGTCAGCATCCTTTTCCACCACGTTCTCGAATACCTCCAGATGGACTTCCGACTGGGAAAGGCTGCTGCCGTTGTCAATAGTCATCGTCTGGTTCAGGATACCCTTCGATAATTCCGAGTTGGCGCGGTCGATGCGTTTATCGTACACGTTGAAGGCATCGCCCCGCGTGGTTTCCTTGATGTCGATGTCGGTTCCGTCCGGAAACAGCCCCCAGGCCGCCGCTCCCATTGAGGAAAGCATGTTTTCTATCTGGCTTCGGTCTTTCGGGTCGCGTGCCGTTGTCTTGGCGATACGGATAGGCATACCGAAAATTTCCCCGAACTGGTCCCAATAGGCCAGCATGTTCTTTTTGGGGATGGTCTGCGTGGCGGCTTTCAGGTATAAGCCCAAATCTTTCGGTTTCCCCGCCTCAATCACCCAGTCCGCCATCGGTCCTTCGCGGTAAGGAATGCCGGTTTTCCATTCGTCACCCTGTTCCCGGATAATCACGCCGTACTCCTGGATTACGTGCTTGCGATTGACCACTTCGATACCGGTATAACGCATTTCGCCGCAGGTGGTGATTATATCCCCCAATTGTATCAAGGAGTGGCCCCAATAGCGGGAATCCAGTATATAGCCGATCAGGTCCTTAAACCAGGCGGCTTCCAATAATTGTGTGGCCACATCGTCCTGCTTGCCTTTGGCATCCACCAGTTTGAAACTTTTCTTCTCGACAAATCCCTTACGCTGGTCCACACAACCGCCAAGATGCAGGTCCACCTCCACGTCCCGGTAGATGTCGTACAGCCTCCCACGGCGCGGGTTTTCGATGTCGATGGCGGTTTGCCATGCCTGACGCCAGGAGCGCATATCCTTTTGCGTGAGCGCATCCGCCTGCAGTTTCAGTTCAACGGTCATTGACTGGATACGTTTGCGGTCACGGGCGGATGCCAGGTTGAAATTACCGATCCGCATATCGGTGTTGTTCCTATTTTTTTTTGCCATAGCCTACCATATATAAGTATTCTTTTTCTCCGAACCCCACTTCATGGGGTTATTCACATCCTCCTCGCCATCTTCCCCGGTCACGGTCGGAAGGTCGGGCGTTATCTTTCCGGCTTGCACGCCTTCCAGCCATTTCAATGCCAGTTCGTAGCGTTCTTTCCGGATCTCGTGCCCCATCCGGTTAGGCAACCAGGAGGAAAGGTGGTAGAGTGCCACGTCGCAAGTCCGCATCACCACCACATCGTTACGTTCACCACCGGTAGCGGCGAATATTTTCTTCACGTCGTACCGGCTGCGCAGATAGCCGGATACTTCCTCGACCGCCATCCGCTCCGCCGTATTCCTTTTGTCCTCCGAACTTTGCTGCAATACGCCGAGCGCGGTACTGCTGGCCACTATATAATCGTCTTCTGTCAGGAACATACCGGTTATAATAAACGTTCTACGGTTCTACTATTACCACGGTATATTGCGAGGTCTGCCATTCCGTGCGTTACCTCCGTTGCCTCCGGACCTGTTATGACAATGGCCCGCTTTTCCAGATCCTGGATGGTCGTACCTTTTCGGAACTTACGTTGTGCGATCATCTTTTTCAGTTCCTGTTTGGAATACACCTTCGGCACACCGGCCACCTGAAGGACCAGGTATTTCCGTTTGCTTACTTTGGATAACTCTTCCGCCAACTTAATGGCACGCCTGATCCGATAGTTCAGGATAATGTCTTTAATAAACTGTTTCATGTCTTACCAACTATTTTTAGGAGACCGGCGTATGCCGATGCTCGGTTTAAACTTCTGTACTCTTGAATGCTTCTGCAAAACATAGATCGCCCCTTCGTCCGCGTCGGGACCGTCATCGTGCGTGCTGCTGCCTTTTTCTATGGAAAGCGTCTGTTCGATACCGGTCAGCATATCGGGATCGTTCTGCAAGTCCTCGTTGTAAAAGACAAAGCCGCGTTCCCATAGCGGGGATATGCCCTCGATACGCTGGAACTTGTCCGGTTTCTTCCGCTTGTCGGCCTGTATGGGCAATTGGTATCCGCGCAGGTTGCCTTCCGCCTCGAAATCATCCAGCAGGGTGTCCTGCAGGAAATTCGCCTCGATCATGTATTTGCAGATCACCCCTTCCGGCAGCCGTTCGTGAAGGTCGTAGAACCAGCGTACCATCTCGGCCACGGAGCATTGCCGGACAAAGGCAAACAGTAGATGCAGTTCCGTTCCGACCTTTCCCCAAACCTTGATGGCCTTGTAGTCGTTCTTGGTCGAGCCTTTGAACGAGGGGTCGCAGTAGGCGACAATTTCATCGTACTTATCGAGCGGCAGTATCTTTTTGAACCTGATCCAGTCCTTACGGAATACGGTACCTTCTTTGATGGGGTTGTTCATATATTCCTTTTCAAAAGCCCTGTATCCCATGAACTCGCGTTTTTCGGCTATACGCTCTGCCGTCCAATATTCCGGCCAGGCTGATCTGCCGTGTTTGTCTATGACATTCACCTGGCTGACCTCCACGCCTTTTGATGCGGCAATGTTCGCCAGTACGCTGCACTTGCTGATCAGGTTGCCGACCATGATAAACCGCCCGCCTTCGGCACCGAACGCCCCGAAAAGGGCTTCTTTCACCCATTCGGTTATTTTGCGCACCCGGCTGTCATTCTCGCACAGTTCGTCGTCGTCCAAGTCGTCGATGACGATATAGTCCGGTCGCCGGTTCCGGTAACGGAGGCCACGCGGCGACTGGCCACGACCACGGGCGAAGAAGGCCACGCCGTCGGAGGTGACAAACTCGCCGTCCTGCCAGTTACCGGCATTGTATTTGGTTCCGAAGTCGTGCGTATAGCGTTTGTTGTATTGCAGTTCGGCTTGTATGTCGCCGAGCAGGGTACAGGCGGAATCTTCCGACTTTCCGACCAATACCATGACATTTATCTCACGCCGCTTCTGCGCCATGAGCCACATCGGTATCATTACGTCCATGTGGGTGGATTTGGCCTGCCCGCGTGCCCATTTGAACACGGCTTTTAGTGTCCGGCGTTTCAAGATCTTCTTTGCCGCTTCGATATGGTGCTTCGCCGACGGAATAACCTTGCCCGTCTCGCTGTCCGTACAATAATGCGGAAAATAATACTCCACAAAGTAGGCGTAGTCTTTCCGCGCCCGGTCGATACGCTTCAATTGCTCGGCCTTCGTCTCGGCAGCGTTGACGGTGGAGAAGTTCTGGATCGTTTCGCAAAGCTGTTTCCACCTCTTTAATGCTTCTTTCTGGTTCAGTTGTGTCGCCATATACATTTTATATTATAGAGCCGGACTTTCGGCAGAAACCTGTTCCGCGATGAACGTGTCCTGGTACCGGTTGGTCATTTTAAGGAAATCGACTGTCAGTTCCTTGTCTATCTGGGTGCGTGATACCAGCCAGTTGTTATACAAAGTCAATACTTCGATGATGGTTGTCGCGTTGGTCCGTTTGTCTATTTTCTCGATGCTGGCCGCCAGTTTCGCCATTTCGTCCGCAGTCATTTCCCCGCTTTCCAGCCGTTCGTCGGCCTTCCGCATGATTTTTGCGACCAGCTCCTTTCGGGTGATGGATTTGGCGGTGCGCAGCGCGTCCCACCCTCCTTCGCTCACCCACTTGTTTACGGTGACGCGCGAGACACCGACCTTTTCGGCCACCAGCTTTTGCGTGTCCCCGTTCAGGTAATAAAGCCTTGCGAGCTCCTTTGTCTTTTCCAGTTCCTTTTTTGATAACGCCATAAGTAAAATGGTTTGTTTTTCGGCAAAAATGTAAAGAAAGCCGTCCGGTAGCAACAAACGGCACAACGGTTGGGGACAAGCCTTTAATGCTTGGGGAAAAGTCCCCAAAAGTTGGGGAGATTTTTTTGGACCCCATTAATGGAGTGTAAGTTTGCGACATATCAACGATAAAAAGGAATGGCAAAACGAATTGTAATCAGCGATGAGTCGGTCAACTGCTACGGCACCTGGATCAGTACGGCGGGCATGGACATCTCCCAATACGAGAAGAACCCCGTGCTGCTATGGATGCACTGGCGCGGCGTGATCATCGGCTGCATCAAGGATGTAAAGAAGGAGGACGGTCGTGTAACCGGCGAACCTTATTTCGACGGGGTTCGCGAGGAATCGAAACAGGCGAAAGCGCAATGGGAAAAGGGCACGCTGCGTATGGCCAGTGCCAATGTGGACGTTCTCGAATACAGCGACGCCCAGGAACTTGTCAAGCCGGGTCAGTACCGCGCAACCGTCACCCGCAGCAAGCTGACCGAGGTCAGCATGGTAGACATCGGTGGCAATGACAACGCATTACCGCTCATATTGAACGCCGAGGGGAAAGAATTGAAACTGGCGGCCGGAGAGGAATCGGAAAGCCTCCCGCTGCTTATTAATAACACTCAAAAACCAGACGAAAAGATGGATTTTAAAGCGATCGCCCTCAAACTGGGCTTGCCGGAAACGGCAACGGAAACAGAAATCCTTTCCACGATCGAAGTGCTTTTGGGCTACAAGACAGCCAACGAGCAATTGAGACAGGAAAAGGAGCAAATGCAATTGGCCGGTATCACGGCTGCCGTGGAAAGCGCCATTACCGAGCGTCGTATCACGGCGGAGAAAAAGGATCATTTTATCGCACTCGGCAAGCAGGTAGGGCTGGAAAGCCTGAAGCTGACGTTCGAGGCCATGAGCCCGGCGCAGAAGCCGACGGACATCATCCGCCCGGCAGGTGGTGGCGGTACCGCTTCGGAATACAAGAAGCTGTCGGACGTACCGGCCGATAAGATGATGGAACTTAGAAACAACGACAAATCCACCTACATGAAGCTGTACAAGGCCGAATATGGTGTGGACTGTCCCAATTATTAATCAACAAAAAACGAAAGAACGGATGAAGACAAAATTCGGATTAAAAGCGATTACCGCCCTGTTGTTTAACGCGATGATGGGCGTAATGATGGCCGCCCTTGTGGGCGTACCAGCCACGGCCGGAGCCGCTACCGCCGTCGGCGTATCATTGGCGGCCGGTCCCTTCATGCCTTCCGGCGCACTTTGCGAAGGAGTGTTGACGGAGCTGTGGACCGGGGAATTGATTAAAACACTTCGCGCCGGGGATGTGGCGACCTTCCTTGACGGCCTGCCTGATTATTCACAGTATGCCGAGAACGACGTGATTCACATGATCGATGTCGGAGGCGATCCGGAAGTATTGGTCAATAATACGACCTATCCACTCGAAGTACAGGAAATCACCGATAATGACGCGGTGTTCTCGCTTGACAAGTTTCAGACCAAGCCGACCCCGGTGACGGATGACGAACTGTATGCGTCCTCTTACGACAAGATGGCCAGCCTGAAGGAACGCCATGCGGATGCCATCAAGGAGAAGAAATACGCCAAGGCGATCCATGCACTGGCCCCGGACAAGGATGCGGCCAAGACACCGGTGTTGAAAACAACCGGCGAGCTCGTGGAAGGAGAAAGCGGACGCCGCCGCCTGCAGGTGAAGGACATTATCACCCTGAAGGACAAATTCGATAAACTGAAAATCCCCGTACAGGGACGTCGCCTGGTGTTGTGCTCGGATCATGTGAACGACCTGCTGATGACCGACCAGAAGTTCAAGGACCAGTATTACAACTATACGACCGGCAAGATTGCCAACCTGTATGGGTTTGAGGTGTACGAGTATTCGGACAATCCGGTTTACGCGGCGGCCGGTACGAAGGTCGCTTTCGGTACTGCGGCTAAAGCGAATGAATACCAGGCATCCGTCGCCTTCTACACCAAACGAGTGTTCAAGGCATCGGGCAGCACGAAGATGTACTACAGCGAAGCGAAAACCGACCCGCTGAACCAGCGCAGCCTCGTGAACTTCCGCCATTACTTCATCGTACTACCGAAGAAGAAAGACGCGATGGCAGCCATTATGTCGGATCATGTAGCGGCTGCGGGAGGTTGATAAATGGAACCACGAGGTATAAGAAACTGTAATCCGGGGAATATCCGTAATTCGGATGCCACCGACTGGAAAGGTGAAGTCGCCGTCGGCGCAAAGAAAGACGACGCTTTTGAGGAGTTCAAGGATATGGCGCACGGTTACCGCGCTTTAATCAGGTTGTTGCAGAACTACCGCCGGAAACACGGCCTGCAAACAGTTGCAGACTTCATCAGCCGTTGGGCACCGCGGACGGAGAACAACACGTCCGGTTACATCACCCGCGTATGCCGGGAAATGCAGGTACCGACGACGTATGTCCCGGACGTGGACGACAAAGGGACGATGTGCGCCCTTGCCGCCGCCATCAGCGAGGTGGAGAACGGTATCCCGGCGGTCATGCCGGATGTGGAAGCCGGTTGGGAGTTGTTGAACGAAGAATAAAACGCTTGTAAAATCAGGATGGGACCTTTAGAGATCATTTCATTGGTGGCCGCAATTATAACCGCACCGTTAAGCTCGTGGCTTACGGCTAAACTCCTGCGCAAGAAGTACGACGCTGAGGTCGACAGCCTTCGGGCGCAGGTAGAAGCCTCCAAGGTGGACACGCGCGGCGACGAATTGGCGAATGTCAAAGAAGCGATGTCCATCCTGATGGAGCAGGTTGTCGAACCATTAAAGAAAGAAATCAATGCGATACGGAAGGAACTGGCACGGCTTCGCCGGGCTGTTGAAAAGGCGAACCGCTGCCCTTTTGCTGATCATACTAACGCTTGCCCTGTGCTGGGCGAGTTGCGCCGGGCCGAAGATGTCGAGGGGCACGCCCGCGAACCTACCGGTGCCTGAGCCGGTCGTGAGGGATAGGCTGGTACCCGTCTATCTCTCCCCGGATTCCGCGCTGATGTCTGCCCTGTTCGAGTGTGACAGTACCGGCCGGGTTCTTATGCGACAGGTGGAGGAACTGAAAGGCAGGACAATGAAAACCGACCTGTCCTTCAAAGACGGGAAGCTGGACTACAAGGCGAAAGCCGCACCCGATACAATCTATGTGCCCGGAAAGGATTCAATCATCTATGTGCCGCAAGAAGTAAAGGTCGAGGTGGAAGTGAACCGCCTTACCTGGTGGCAGGAGACATGGATACGGACCGGGAAACTATCGCTTTCACTCTTGGCTCTTTTGCTCGGTTTGAAAGGTGTTCGAAAACTATTAAAACGCAATTAATATGAGTTTACCAAATGTAAATATAACGCTGGGTAACGGCAATATCGGAACCGTCACCCTGTCGGACGACGGTATCTCCGGGCTGATCCTTTCGGGGAAGGCGGTCGATACCAAGCTGGCACTTGACAAAGTGTATATCCTTGCCGGTACCTCCGACTTGAAGAAATACGGCATTACAAAGGAGAACAACCCGTTGCTTTATAAAGACATCATGGCCTTTTATACCGCTGCCGGAGACGGTGCGGAACTGCACCTGCTGGTTGTGGACGAGGACAAGACGCTGACTGAAATCTGTGCGATGGATGATGACGCACCACTCCGAAAGCTGATTGATTCCGCCGCCGGACGTATCCGCCTGGTCGGTATCAATGTCAATCCGGGAGCGGACTATGAGCCGGAGATTACAAAGTGTATCGATCCGGACGTGGTAACGGCGGTAACGGCCGCCCAGCAGGTGGCAAGCAACTACCTGGAAAAAATCGCCCCGTTCGTGGTATTGCTTCCGGCTTTGGCATGGAGTGGTGAAACGACCGGTTTGTACCAGCCGCGTGAGGGCAGCCAGGACAGCGTATCGGTGGTACTGGCTTCTGACGGAAAAGTTGGCAACGGTAAGTTTTATTCGGCGGCCATCGGTCAGGTGCTTGGCCGGTTGGCGACCTGTGCGGTCAATATCTCCCTGGCCCGTGTCCGTGACGGAAGCATCGCTGCAGAAGGATGGCTGACGGACGGCAAGAAACCGGAAGATGACTACAGCCTTTGGAACACCCTGCATGATGCCGGGTATATCTTCTACCGCACGTTTATCGGCAAGAACGGCTATTACTTGAACGACGATCCGACCGCCGTGGCAACGACGGACGACTACCACCGTCTGAGCCTTACGCGCGTTATCCAAAAAGCGTTGGTGATCTGTTACAAGACATACGTCGACGAAATCATGGACAGTATTTCCGTTGATCCGGAAACCGGCCAGATACCGACTCCGATGTGCAAGTATTACGAACAGATGCTTGTCCGTAACATCAACGTGAACATGGAAGGGGAAATCTCCGGCTTTACCGCATACGTGGACCCGAAGCAGGATTTGATCTCGACAAATAAACTGAATATACAGGCGAAAGTCGTACCGACCGCTCTTCTGAAGGAAATCAATGTGGACTTATCATTTAACAATCCCTATAACAAAAGTAAATAATGGCAACATTCAATTCAAAGGAATACGCTTGGGTCGATGTCAATGTCGTGTTGCTTGGCAAACCGGTTGTCGGGCTTCGCGGGATTGAATACAAGTCCAAGCGTCAGAAAGAAGCCTTGTACGCTACCGGTAAAAAAGCGCGTGGCATACAGATGGGCCGGAAAGAATACGAGGGTACGGTTACCGTCCTCCAGTCCGAACTGATCGCCATGCAAGCGGCCGCCAAAGCCAAGGGATATGACGATGTTACCGATTTGGAATTTGACATCATTGTCTCTTACGTGTCGGAAAGCGGCGTGGTGCAGACCGACAAAGTAGTGAACGCCTCCATAACGGAAGCCCCGAACAACATGAAAGAAGGCGACCTGTACAGTGAACACGCCCTGCCTTTCATCGCGTGTGACGTGGAATATAATGTAGTGTAACCCGTAATAATAAAGTATAATCATGGAAGAAACAAAGACAATTACCCCCGAACAGATAGAGAATTGGAAAAAGAAACATGGCGACGTGTTCTGTGTGACGGTAGGCGACAAAGTGGCCTACCTGAAACGCCCGGACAGAAAAACGCTTGGCGCGGCAGCCGTTGTCGGCAAAAATGATCCGATGAAATATAACGAGATCATGCTGCGCAATTGCTGGCTGGCCGGTGACGAAGAGATCAAGACGGATGACGCGCTGTTCCTCGGCGTCTCGGCCAAACTGGGCGAACTGATCGACATCAAGGAGGCGGAACTAAAAAAGCTGTAAGCGGCACGGCCGTCGCGGAGAAACCCGGCTGGCTGTTCCTCTCGGACGCACTGATCCGCCACTGGCTGCACATCGACCCGTCAACGCTCGGCGACGAGGAATGGGCCTTGCAGGTCAAGATGGCCGAATGGGTAAAACATGACTTTATTAACAGCATAGGCAAATTATGGCAAACAAGATAGAATACATCTTCTCTTTACGTGACCAGATCAGCGCAAGGCTGGGGAACATTACGGCGACCTCGGATAAAACCGTGGCCGCCCTTTCCGGCGTGCAGGAAAAGGTCCGGACGGTGGACAGCGTTTGCCGTGACACGGGCCATACGATCGGCTCGCTGAAAATGAAGGTCGATGCCTTGCAAGCCGAAAAGGAATGGATACCCGCCGACAATCTCCCGGCCATCAAGGAATACAACCGCGAGATTGCCCGGCTCACTGATGAGATAGAGGGACTGGAGACGGCCGCCGGTGGCGGCAAGTTCAAGAAATGGGCGGATGAAGCCTTTGACGCGATACCCGGAGCCAATTTGTTGAAGAACCCCCTTGTCACGGGAATGACCGCTATCGGCCTGGCCGGAAGTGCGGGCATGAGCTTCGATGAGAACATGGCCCAGGTGAATATTACCGCCCAATTGGACGAACCGGGACTGGACGATTTGAAGAAGCGGTTGAAGCGGATTGCCGCCGATAACAAGACGGACGTGCAGGTCACGCCGGTAGGTTTTGAAGCGATCAACTCGCAGGTGGATGACGTGGACCTGTCACTGTCCATCTTGGATGCCGCCCTGAAGGGAAGCAAGGCGGGCTTTACCGACCTCAATACCGTTTCGGCGGCATTGGCGCAAACACTTTCCATCGTGGGCAAGGAGAATACGACGGCGGCTGAGGTATTGGACACCTTCTTTGCCGCCAAACGTGTGGGCGCGGGTGAATTTGCAGACTTCGCCCGCTACATGCCGAACCTGATCGCCGGTGCCGACAATCTCGGCATCGCCTACAAGGAAGTGGCCGGAACGTTCGCCTACATGACCGGTAAGGGTCAGAGTGCCGAACGTGCCGCCACATTGATGGAAAACGCCTTCTCGGTATTGGGAAGGGTGGACGTGAGAAAGAAACTGTCTGCCGCCGGTGTGGACGTGTTCGACGATACGGGCAAGATACGTGGCGTGGTTGATATATTCACCGACCTTCAACGGGTGATGGACGGCTTGAACGATGAACAGAAATCCTCGTTCCTTGAAAAGATCGGCCTGGTGGATAAAGAGGCGAAGAGCGCGTTTGCCGTCCTTACGTCCGATATAGGTAAACTCTCGGATTCCATGAACGACGTGGTGAACGCCTCCGGTGAGACGGATGCCGCGCTTGGCTATTCGGCAAACAGTATGCAGAAGGCTACCGAGGTATGGAACCAGTTCAAGAATATCGGTACGGAGGTGGGCGAATTGATGCTGCCTGTTATCGGTGCGGGGTTGACGATTGCCGGTACGGTACTTTCCGGCGTGTCTGCCGTGTTAGAGGTGGTTATCGGCTTTTTCGAAGGCTGGTATTCGCTGGTTCAGGAGGGAAATCCGGTTATTGTCGGACTGACCGCCACGTTGGGCATACTGACTGCTGCGATGGCTTTGAATTACGCCTGGACACAAAAGGCGGTCGTTATCGGCGGTATCAAAAAGGTATTGGATATTGCACAGACCGCCGCCACAAGCGGTCTGACCGCCGCGCAATGGGCTCTCAACGCCGCATTTGCAGCCTCGCCCATCGGACTGATAGCAATCGCCATCGGTGCCGTTATCGCTGCCGTCACCTATTGCTGGCAGAAGTTCGAGGGTTTCCGCATGGTGGTACTTGGCGTATGGGAAGTGGTAAAGGAGTTCGGGCGGACATTGCTTGACAGCATCGTGAAGCCTTTCAAACAGGTGTTGTCCGGTATCGGCGGTGTTTGCTCGGCCATTGTCAGCTTACTTAAAGGAAATTTCAAAGAGGCCGCCGGACTTGCAAAGGAAGGGTTCACCGATATAGGCGAAGGTGTATTGGGTACCAACCCCGTATCGGTAGCCTACAATACCCTGCAAGGCGGTAGCTATTCTGCCGCTTGGGAAAAAGGCAAACAGGCGGGACGGGACAGTTGGGCTTCTTCCATGCAGCCTGATGATACCGATGCCGCAAACAAACTGATGCCGGAAATTCCGGAACCGGTTACATCCCCGGCTGCAAACGTGCCGGACTTCGACACGCTGATGAAGAAGATCGGCACCACTTCCAAAGGGAAAACGGGAACAAAGAAACCGGCTGCGATTCGTTTGGATGACGAACCGGTGGCGGCCAACCTTGGCGAGACAGCCGAATACACGGCCGCCACACGGAAACTGGAACCGGTAACGATCCCGGTGAAGGCCGCCGAAGTGACCGCCCCGGCTGCGCAGGTTATCGGAAAAACGGTTCCCTTAAACAGCGCGGCCCCGGCTACCGGCAAAATCGACGAACGGACGCAGGCATACGACGGTGAAGAAACAAACTACCTGGCCGACATCATGCGGAACGTCCGGAAAATCGCGGCTGCGGTCGCCGTCCCGGTTGTATTGGCTTCCGCTCCGGGCATGAAAGCTGCGGATATTCCGACCCCGAACCACTCCGACGCTTATAACATTGAGAACATCCGCGAGACGAACAACCAGTTCACGACAGATAACAGCCGGACGTACAATGACAGCGGACGCAGCATTCAAATCGGCAAGGTATGTGATGAGGTGGTGATCCATGTGGCCAACACCGACCAAAAGGGCGGCGACACGATACGTCAGGAGGTTATGAACATTTTGGAGGAATTAGGGGAAGGATAGCGTATGGCGACAAAATACACGGTTAAGGAAGTTGCGCAAACATTCAAGCGCGTCAGCCAGTTCAGCTTGGGTGACATGCTGCTGAATGTAATCGGCTACAAAGGGCTGCCGTACCCCGGCGGCTTCATTCCGGACGCACCCGGCAAATACAAAGGCGACGGGTACGAATACCCAGGCGAACAGGCCTCGGAGAAAACGAACTCCGACTTCGGTTCCACCCTCCGCAAAAAGGACGCACAGGGCCGGTGGTATTTCATGCCGGTGGTGCTGGAGCACAAGGGTACGGAATACGAGATACCGAACGCCGTTATCTCCATACGTGGTAAAAAGACGATTGTCGAGACGGCGATGGTCGGGCGCAAGGGGACGGTCAAGGAGCTGATCTCGGTGGACGATTACGACATACGCATCGCCGGAGTCTGTTTGGATACGGATTTTCCCGACAACCAGTTGGGGGACCTTGCAGAACTGTATAACATCAACGAGTCGGTTACGCTGAAATGCGCCCTGACGGACATCTTCCTGGATGAAGAGGACAAGGTTGTGATAAAAAGCATCGACTTTGCCGAGATGAAAGGCTGCGAGACGGCCCAGGTGTTTACGATGGAACTGGTCACCGACCGGAGTTTTGAATTAATACTGGAGTGATATGTTTGTATTATGCTGTGAAATAAAAATCGGTTCGGTCTCTTTTAAAAGCGTCCACGACGTGAAGATTAAAAGAAGCCTGTATGACCTTGCCGCCACCGCTACCGTCAAAGTTCCGGTGACGGCGGTGCTGAAACATGCCGGTGAGCCGCCTACGCATATCGAGACGGCCCAGGTAGTCAAGGTGGGTGACAAGGTGGAGATAAAGCTGGGTTATGACGGTTCGTTGAACACCGAATTTGTCGGTTATGTGAAACGGCTGAACTATAAAGTTCCCTTGGAGATCGAATGCGAGGACGAATATTACAAACTGCGTTTCCTGAACTGCGTTTTCAGCAAGAAAGAAACGACGCTCAAAGAGTGTTTGAACACTGTTCTAACGAGTGTTCAAATGGGAAATATCGTTGACCTTACGCTAAAGAACTTTGTCATCAACAATAAACCCGGAAGCTGGGTGCTCGGACTGCTGAAAAAGGAATACGGGCTGGTCGCTTACTTTGACATTGACGGCAAACTGAATGTCGGCAAAGCCAACGACGTGAAAGGCGAGACGGTGAGATACGTCCTTCGTGAGAATGTGATCAGTGACGATGAGCTGAAATACCAGTTGGCCGAGGATGTCAAACTGAAAGTGAAGGCCGTCTGCTATTACAAGGATGGCACGAAGATAGAGGGTGAGCTGGGCGAGGACGGCGGTGAGACACGCACCTTTTACTATTACGATGTAAAGGATGCCGCAGAACTGAAGACGCTGGCCCAGGAGGAGCTGAAACGGTACAGCTTCGACGGCTACCGGGGTAAGATAAAGACATTCCTCCTGCCGTATGCCTTGCCCGGCATGGTGGCAAGCATCGAGGACAAAGTATATAACGAACGGAGCGGCGACTACTTCATCGAAAGTGTGGAAACGTCTTTCGGGACGGGTGGCGGCCGTCGCACCGTTGAAATCGGTATCAAGGCATGAGCAAGGAAATGGAAGAATTACGCCGGAAGTTCCAGGAACGGTTCGGAGAGAGCGGCGACCATGTGTTCCAGGGCGTCGTTACCGAAGTGAACGAGGACGAGTTTACCTGCACGGTAAAGCGTGACGACCAGGTGGATTACTTCGACGTCAGGCTTCGCGGATTGGTGAATGCCGACCTTCAGGGATTCGCCTTCATCCCGCGTATGCAAAGCACGGTACTGGTCTGCCGTATAGGAAAGAGCAACGAGTTGTTTGTCTGTCAGTTTACGGAAATCGACAAGGTGATATTCACTGACAACGATCTGAAAGTGGTTATCGATACCGAAAATATTGATATTTGGAAAGGCGAAAAGATAACCATCCATGTGGATGCAGACAAGCTGGAGGTAACGAACGACAAGGTGAAAGCCCTGCATGAAGCGGACAGGCTGACCGTAACGGCAAGCAGTACCACCGTCAAGGCATCGACCGCCGGTGTCACGATCACCCGTGGCGGTAGCGGATTAAAAAAGACATTGGACGATATGCTGACGGCGATACAGGCTTTGACGGTGACAACACCGCACGGTCCGTCGGGCACGCCGATAAACTCGGCAAAGTTCGCCTCCATACAGGCTGACTTACCTAATTATTTGGAGGGATAAGGTATGAAGGACTACAAGCAACAATCGGACGGCGACCTGGACTTGACAACCGGTGATTTGTTGGTCGCGGAAAGCACTTACCAGCACCAACGGGATTTGCTCTACAGCGACAAAGGGCATATCCGGCAAAAAGCGGAAGCCGGTGTCGGGGCGGTAAACTACATGATGGATAATGACCCCGAAGGTTTGCTCCGCTCCACCCGCAAGGAGTTCACCGCCGATGGTATGAAAGTGAAGAAAGTCGCCTTTGCGACCTATTCGAACGATTTGAATGTGGAGGCAAGTTATGAAAACGATTGAGGTGAAAGACGAACAGATATTGCTGGACATTGCCCTGCAATATTACGGAACGGCGGAAGCGACGGGCGAGATTGTAGCGAACAACCCCGACCTGAAAAACGAACCTTCCGCCGTTGTGGAAGCGGGCCGGGAACTGGGAGCCTTTTACCCGGACATCAAACTGGCTATCGGTAGCCGGGTACGGATTGACGACGACAGCCGCCTTGTCAAAAAGACGGTAGTCAAAAAGATAAATAGAAACATCACCACTTATATGGAGGCACAATGGCAAGAACGATTCAGCAAATAGAGGAAAGCATAACCGGAAGGTTGCAGGCTACATTCAGCCTTTCCACGTCGGCTGCTGCCGAGTGGCGGTTGTGGGTGCATTGCGTGGCATACTGCATCTACAATTTTGAACTGGTGCTGGACGCATTCAAACGGGAAATGGATGCAGACGCGGAGAAAGAGGTTGCCGGTACCGTCACCTGGTACAACGACAAATGCTACGAGTTCCAAATGGGCTACGAACTGGTGTTTGACACCGTGACCGGGCTCTTGGAATATGAGAAGGTGGATGAAGCCGCCCGTGTCATCAAGATAGCCTCTGTCAATGTCGCGGAGGACAACACGATCATGTTCCGTGTCGCCACCGAGGACGAAGAGGGGATGATCGTCCCGCTTACGAGCAACCAACTTCTGAACTTCAAGAACTATATCGACGCGGTAAAGTTCGCGGGCACGAAATCGGAAGTCATTTCGACCGATGCCGACGAAGTGAAATACGACATCAAGGTGTACTACAACCCGGCAAACCCGGTCGATACCGTCCGCGAGGCTGTGCTGGCCTCGCTGGAGGAATTCAAAACGGCACAGAAGTTCGGCGGTGTGATTTATTCGCATAAAATGCTTGAGGCGGTTACGGGCGTTACCGGCGTGGTTACGGCAAAGATGATTTCTCTCGCCCGCAAAGGGACAGAGGACGCGGACTTTATCCCGATCGACACGATGGCCTACCTGTATGCCGGTTATTTCAACTATACGGAGGACAGCGTGCTGGAAATGGTATCAATCAACGACATCTAAAACAAAATGGTTATGAACATCATCCTGAACTTTAAAGAACTGGTCCGGCAGTATGTGGCCCCGCACCGCCGTCAAAGGGTACGCCTCGGCTGGCTTTGGGCACTCATTGACTTGGAAAGCGTGTGGCTGGTATTTGCCGCGTGGCGTGATTACTACCGCTACAAGGTGCACGTCACCAGCCAGCACCGTTCACTCGAAGGGCACCTGAGCAAGACGTTCGGCGGCGGCATCCTGATCAAGAGTTACGAGGACCAGTTCCTCGCCATCGGCTTGAACTCGGAACCGGCGCACTGGGTGTTGTTCGAACCGATGCAGGAAATCGCCTTGGAGGGTGAAGGCGGGCAGAGTTTCCAAGATGTGGACTTCATCGTCTATGTGCCGGAAGGCATAGATCTTAGCCTTGTCCGGGCGGAGATCGAGCGTTATAAAATAGCAGACAGAACCTATAAAATAGTAACCAAGAAATGAAACGTCATGTACAATATCCCGGCGTAAGGAAATGGTCGGGAAACGATTTATTGGAGTTGCAAAGCGAAGGGCTTCGCGTGGCCGACGACTTCTTCGCCCAGTATGGCAACTGTGTGATCTGTGGTTGTGCGGTATCGGATGCCGGTATCGCCTCCGGACTGGTGAGCATCGACGGCATGGTGCTGCCACTGGCGGCTACGGATGTGGAAGTATTCCCCGTTTACCTGGTCAAGGACGAAGAGCATATCCAGCGCGAATATGCCGACGACAAGGTGCGTGACATCGCCGTCCGTTATTTCGCCAAGGCAGTACAGGCGAAGCCCACAGACGCGGGTTATATCGAAATTACCGCCGAGGGTACGGCCACCTTTTTCGACAAGCTGCAGGCCGTATGGCTGACGGATATACTGAAACAGTTGGAAGCACTGAAGAAAGCGGACAAAACCCTTTCGGACGCCATTCTACTGTTGAAAGAAGCGGATACGAAAGCGGCAAACCGCATCGGTGTATTGGAAGAAAAGATGCCTTCTTTTCTCGATCATATCCCGACGGTGGACGACGACGGCTATTATGTAGGCGTGGAAGTATGGACAGTGGACGAATACGGCAACAAGACATTCTGGAAGTGCCACGACAATACCGAGGGCAAAGCCGTATGGAAACGCAGCGGTGAAGGCTCCGGAGGTGGCGGCGGCTACGGCGGCGCGGTTTACCTGACAGGGCAGACGGATTTTACAAAAGCAACAATCATAATCAAGGAGGGATATTTAAAATGAGCGAATCGACAACGGGTGCATACGTGTACCAGCAAATAGTGAAGAGTACGGCAGAATGGGCGGCCGATAAAACCGTCATCGTTGAAAACGTGTGGCTTTTCGAACGCAGGACTGACGGTAAAATTGTGACGAAACTATCCGACGGCAAGCATTGTTATGCCGATTTGGACGAATACGGGCTTAGCGCGTGGGATGCCGCCCAGTTGGGTGGTTATGAGGGCACGAAAGAAGAGTTTTATTTATCTCTTGGCACCCTCGATGAAAAGGTGGAACAGGTGACAAACCTTGTCAATTCCCTTGACGGGAAATTCGCGGAAACCCCGGATTTGCCTTCCACACCCGGCGAGGACACGCTGACCTATCAATCAGGTGAAGCAACCCGTAACTTTTCCATCGGCCAGCAGTGCCGTGTTTACGAGGAAAAAGAAAAGGATTATGTCTTTTATCAGCTTTACAATATAACGGCTGAGAAAAAGGCCGACTGGCGTATTGCCGGGAGTGGCGGTACCTCTTCTTTCCAAGAAAAGGCGGTCATCAAGCTGTCCAGTAATCAGGGCGTGAACGATGCCGCGCTTGTCGGCAAGAAAGTCACCGTTTCTTATTCCGGCCAACAAACGGAACTGATATGGAACGGCGAGGCATTGGAAATAAGCATTCCCATGCAGGTAGAGTATGACGTGACACCGGAATCCGCTTCCGGTTACGCTTCACCTGAAGCACAAACCTATGTGGCGGTCGGCGGCAATGAAAGGCAGATCAGCCTTGTGTACTCCTGTGAGAAAGTGACGGTCAACGTCACGGCGGACGACGGCGGGGACTGTTCCGGCCGTACCGTTACCGTCAAAAAGACTTCCGGTGGTGCAGTGATCGGAACCGGCAAGGGAGCACAAGTCATCGTCAAAGTTCCTTCGGGTACAGGGTACACCGTTTCGGTAGACAGTTTTTCCGGTTATCTGAAACCGTCCGACCAAAGTTTTACGGCCAATTCAGCCAGCCGTATCGTGTCGTTTGAGTATGAAAAGATCGTTGACGCGGGAATTACGTTCGACAAGTCTAAAAGCGATCCACAGAACATCACCGGCGAAATCAACTCCGGTGTTATAAAGATGATCCTTGCCAAGTTCCGTCGCTGTCTTTGCAAGAAAACCAAAGATGGCGAGGTTACTATCGCTTATCTGCGTGACGACAATAGTAATTTTTACGAGGACGGCACCGCCGCCAAGCTGGACGGTACGGAAGGCGATGTTATGGTGGATTTTCCGGAGTTCTATTACAAATGGGTCAAGGTTGACAACAACAAGTTTACCTACCGCTTTGCCTTTTATAATGTGGATGGCACATATAAGCATGTTCCACGTTCGCTTGTCGGAGCCTATAAAGGTTATATGACCGGTAATAAGTTATATAGCCGTAGCGGTGTGAATCCAACAGTTAGTAAATCCACAAATGATTTTGACGGTTATGCGACTGCTCGCGGTTCCGGTTATCAGCGTATTGACTTCCAGCAGCATTGCGTGATTGCATTTATGCTATATGCGAAGTATGGGAATCGGAATCTTCAAGCTGTTTTGGGTGCTGGTGGTGCTGTAAGTGGTTCTTCCGCGACAAAAACAGGGACCAGTAATGCGACTGGTATTACTGACACGAAAAACGAGACCTCGAAATATGTTTGCGGGTTGGGTATCGAAGGTGTGTTCGGTGGTATTTATGAATGGGTGAAAGGTGTAATCATAAACAATCGTGTTTGGACGATCACCGATTCGGACGGTTCTACCCGCAATGTGAACGCCGGAACAACAGATGGCTGGATAACCAATGTGGCGGCAGAGAGCGGTCCGTTTTTCGATATGGTTCCGACAAATGTTGGCGGCAGTGAAACAACGCATTATTCAGATTACTATTATCAGAGTAGTAACACCTCCCTTGTTTTGGCGCGCTCCT